TACAAAAACATGGTAAAGTGATACATGATTTAATTAAGAATAAAGTTGGAGATAGACCTGTATTTTATATTCATGGTGGAGTAGACGCCATAGATCGTGAAGAAATTAGAAATTTATGCGGTAAGTATAATAATGCTATAATAGTCGCTTCGTATGGTACATTAAGCACAGGGACAAATTTGCCATCAATTGAGAATATCATATTTGCTCATCCATCCAAATCTAAAATTAGAAATCTTCAATCTATAGGTCGAGGCCTCAGATTAAATGCTGGTAAAAATGAATGCCGACTTTTTGATATAGTTGATGATTTACATTGGAAATCTTGGAAAAATACTACTCTTACACATGGCATGGATCGTTATCGAATATATACTATAGAACAATTTAAAATTAAAATTATTGAGATACCTTTATGATAAAACATGATTATGTGACAATTAAATTAGTGAATGGTGATACTTTATTAGTAGTACTTATTGATGAAAAAGAGGACTGTTTTGTGATAATGTATCCAATACAAATGAAATCAGTTTCTTTTAAAGATACTAATAAAGAAGTATTAGCCGGAACTCCATGGTGTACCTTTACAGATGAACAAATATATGATATCTGGAAAAATGATGTGGTTTTAATTAAACCTTTAAATCAATCAACAATTGAATATTACAAAAGATTAGTTGATATTCAAGAAGAATCTGAACAAACTAATATAGAGTATAATCAAGATAGTATATCAGTAACTAATCAAACTTTACATTAACAAAGTACTATGAAGGATTGGTATAACCAATATATCACATAAGTAAACAGTTGTAAACAGTTTTTAAAAATATATTTTAAAGTTGTACATTTTAAAGTTTTTAGTATACAATGGTTCTATATTATAAATGAGATATAAAAATGAAAAAACAAAAACTTAATTATGTTAATAATGAAGAATTCTTTAAAGCTATGCAAGAACGTATTGCAATGGTTAAAGAATGTGAAGCAAAGGGAATTCCAAAGCCTAGAATCTCAGAATATATTGGTGAATGTATATTCAAAATAGCCACAAATTTTGCGCATCTTAAAAGTTTTAATGGTTATCCATTCAAAGATGATATGATATTAGATGGGGTTGAAAATTGTTTAAAAGTCATCGATAATTTTGATGAAAATAAAACTCAAAATCCATTCTCTTATTTTACACAAATAGTATATTATGCCTTTCTTAGACGTATTACAAAAGAAAAGAAGCAAGTTTACATTCGAAGTAAACTACTTACATCAAATATGTTGGATATAAGTGTACTTCAAGAACATGATGAGCAAGGTGATTTTACAAATCATTATATAGAATATATGAAATCTTTTAATAATTTTGATGGATCTTCTTTTGAAAAACCAATTAAGGAAAAAGTTCAAAGAGAAATAGCAAATCCACTCGAGGATTTCTATGAGAAAGTTTGAATGGAAAAGATACAGGAAAATATTTAGGACTAAACAAACAAGTAAAGTATTAAGTTCTAAGTACTATTTTTTTGAAGATGATATAGCAGGATTCGCAATGAGAAAAGAAAAAGATATTATTATGGGTGTAAGTTCTGTTGATGAGTTTATTTCAGGTACTATTCTTCAAAAAAGATTTGAAGAAACACAAGAAACTTTACATACTAAAATAAAAATACTTGCTAATAAAAAGGAATGGCATGAATTCTTATATGCAAAACTTAGTAATAAACTTAGACTTATTCAGACTAAGGATTATAGCGGCTGGGCGATCGATGATAATATGGATAGTTATATTGATTACTATGTGTCTGGTAATACCACTAATATTGATCTTGTCGGTGATACAGATTTTATTGATACTTATAAATGTATTATTGAAGATAATTTTGAAGAAGTAGAATCATATATTAAATGGATATACGATGGTGATGGTAATAATATCACACTTCCATTAAATCAGAATTTATTACCAATAGATTCAATGTATCCATTCTTAAATGGAGAATCATTAGAATCATATTATAAAAGATTCATGAAATCTACAGCCTCAGTATTATTATTGATAGGTCCCCCGGGTACTGGTAAAACTACATTTATTCGAGGTTTATTAGATTATGCAAAGACATCAGCAACTGTAACTTATGATCCAAACATATTAGGAAAAGATAGTATTTTTGCTGACTTTCTTGAAGATGAAGATTGTTCAATTATGGTGCTTGAAGATTCAGATTCATTTTTATCGTCAAGAACTGAAGGTAATGATTTAATGCATAAGTTCTTAAATGTGTGCGATGGTCTTGTTACTGTTAATGGTAAAAAAATGATATTTTCAACTAATCTTCCTTCTGTAAGAGATATTGATCCAGCGCTTCTAAGGCCAGGTAGATGTTTTGATATTGCCAAATTTGGACCCCTAAATAAAGAACAAGCAACCAAATTTGCTTCTGATATGAATATCAATATCACATCTGAAAAAGATTCATATACAATTGCCGAGATATTTCATGAAATGAATATCAAATCGGTGAATAATTTTGGTTTTAATCAATAGGAATAATTATGCAAAAGTTGATAGATAGTATATGGTATGTAGGTGCAATTAGTTCTATTATTTCAATAGGAATATATTTTTTTATGAAAATCCCTGAACCTCAAGTCCATCAACCTACAGCCCTGATTACAAAAGATGGGTGTACAATATATAAATGGTATGACAAAGGTGAAAGAATGTATTACACTAAATGTGAGGATGGTTCTTCTCCAACCATATCAAGATAATGGATTTTGTGACTATATTAGAGTTGATAATAACAGTAGGATTATTGTGGGCAATGTTTCATAGAATTATTAGTGAGACACTATTTAAGTATAGGGTGCTCTTTATTACCCATACTCGACTAATGACTTATATTATGGAGATATTTTCATGAAGGTGAATGATTGGTTAGAAGTTATCGACTATAAAGTAGAATCGGGTAATAAGTTTGAATGGGAATGTTTTGGTGATGAAGCATATTGTTTAGATTATTTTATTTTTACCCATGATTATACAGATTATTTTTCAAGCATTTGTTTTGATACAAAAACTAAAGAAATCTATTATGTAGAAATCCTTGATGAGAACAATACAATATACTATGGATGGCATAATCCTAAATATGTCCAACAATATGAAGATGAATGTATAAAACGAAACATTGACTTTGCTCCACCTGAATATAATAAAATATTTAAGTTTTCATATTCTGAAATACTTGAAGTATTAAAATCAATACATAATAATCATTAGTTCAGAATATGAAATAGTTTATTTCCTTAATTAATGAAAATAAATGTGTACATTTCTAGAAACCAGTGTATAATAGTCACATAAATTAAATTATTTAAATTTTTGAGGAATTATATATTATGAGCAATTTAGCTATCAGTTTTGCATCTTTAGTAAAAAACAACAACGGCCTTTTTAAATCAGAAAAGCAAGCTGAGTTTTTACTAAAGATGTGTCAAGAGTCTATGACCTTTATTGCGCCTGGTAATGTGGGTCGTCACGGATATTGTTTGTACTATATCTGCGACGAAAAAGGTGTTGTACGAATTGAAAAAAGCCTTCAAAGTAAAGGTGGTGTAACTGTAACTTGGGAAAGGCGCGGTGAAGGTAAAGTTACTGTACAAGATGCTAAGTTAATTAAACAATTAAAACGATATATTAAACAATTCGAAAGAAATATTAAAGAACGTAGGGATTCTAAAGAAAAATATTTCAAAGATAATGATGAATATATGATGGGCTTATATTATAGATCAGAAGAAAGGGAATTGCTTTTACTTGAAGGATATAAAAAACAATTATTAGAATTGGGAATTACTGTTTAATGTATAAAACACAAATAATGGAGATTGATTAATGAAAATAGAACTAGATTTAGACCCTGAACAAAGTAGTGAAATCGTTAGACATAGTTTAATTGAATCTTATAAATGTATGGAAAGATATGCTCCAGATGATATTATCAAATCCTTAATGACAGTTATAGAATATTATTCAAATCCAACTGAATATAAAGAATTCTTAGAATCTATCACAAATCAAGATTTATAAAGGAACCAACATGACTTTAGCTTTATTAATTTATGCAATTAACGTATTTTCTCAAATAAAATATGCAACAAGTCCCTTTATAATTCTAAGCATAGTTGTTTGTGTAATGGGAACTCTCATATACTTTGTAGCTAAAGATGATATGAGTGATGATACTCGGGCAACAACCGAAAAAATACTTAAATCCGCATTATGGGTATTTGTTATAAGTACTGCATTACCGGTCTTTATTCCAGCTGAAAAAACTTCTTATATGATGGTTGGTGGATATCTCGCAGAAAACGTAGTAAAGAGTGAACAATTTAATAATACGTTATCAAGATCTGGAGAAATGGTTGATAAACTATCAAAAATAGTTAATAATAAACTTGATTCTTATATTGAAGAAACTGAAAAGCAACTGAGTGAAGGAAAGAAATAATGCCTAAGTTGTATATGTTAGTAGGAATACCTTGTGTTGGTAAATCCTATTGGGTAGAACAGCAAAAATTTAATCCTGAAAAGGTAGTAATAGTATCAACAGATAAACTTATTAAAGACTATGCTGATTCTGAAGGCAAGACTTATAATGAAGTATTTGCATCTTATTATAATACAGCAAAGAAATTAATGGATGAACAGATAGCAAAAGCTATAGAAAATAACCATGATATAGTATGGGATCAAACCAATATAAGTATTGCATCTAGATCAGGTAAACTTAAACAAATACCTGAAAGTTATACTAAAATTGCCTTAGTATTTAAAGTTCCAAATGAAAAGAAACATACTAAACTTTTAAAAGAACGAGTGGATAAGGTTATATCTCAACAAGTGATCAAAACAATGAAAGAATCCTATGAGGAACCAAAGATATCAGAAGGATTCGATTGTATACAATGGGTAGATGCATGGAAAAAGTGATTAAACAATATAGAAGATATAATGAACAAACCAAATCTTGGATATCATGGTGTGATCTAAAGGATTCTGATGAAGAAGAAACTCTTAAGTTTGCTATATCAAAAGGATATCCTTATCAAATAAGAACTTTAGAACAAATTAATATTATTGGTTGGGGTATTGATGAGCAATAAGATTGCCTTGATTACAGATCTTCATTTTGGGGCTAGGAACGCTTCTAGTATAATAATGGACCATCAACGCAAATTCTACAAAGAGGTGTTTTTTCCATATCTAAATAATAATAAAATTGATACTGTTATTTGTTTAGGGGATACATTTGACCAAAGAAAGTATACCAATAATATTGCAATAGATAATTGTAAGGATTTCTTTTTTGATCAACTTCAGATTAGAGGTATAAAAACTTATATGTTAGTTGGAAACCATGATATTCCTTTTAAGCATACTCTATTTCCAAATACTCCAAGATTAATATTAGCCGAATATGATAATATTAATCTTATTGAATTTCCAATAACTATTGATATAAATGGTATTGATATTGCAATGATACCATGGATTTGTAATGATAATTATGATGCAGCCTATGAAGTAATCAAAGGATCTCCCGCGGATATTTTAATGGGTCATTTAGAAGTGCAGGGTTTCAAAATGTATCGTGGTGTTGAATCAAAAGAAGGACTTTCTCCGGCTTTATTTGATAGATACCATAAAACCTTTTCAGGTCATTATCATCATAGATCATCAAAGGGTAATATTACCTATCTCGGAACACCATATGAAATGACATGGCAAGATTATGGAGATCCAAAAGGATTCCATATATTTGATTTATCCACTCGAGAATTAGAATTTATTGAAAATCCTAATACACTATTTGTTAAACTTGAATATAATGACTTAAATCAAGAACCTATTGATTTAAACAGTATACAAATTGAGAATACTTATGTAAAATTAATAGTAGTTAATAAAACTGACTTCTATAAGTATGATTTATTCTTGAATAAGCTATATAATAAAGGTGCTCATGAAATTAAAATTATTGAAGATATTGGAGACTTTGCAAATGCCGAGATTTCAGAAGAAGTCAAACTTGAAGATACCCAATCTGTATTAAATCATTATATTGATTCTATTGATACAGATGTCGATATAAGTAAAATTAAATCATATATCCAATCGCTCTATACGGAAGCCCTAAATACTAATGATAGTCTTTAAATCTATAAGTTATCAAAACTTTCTAAGTACTGGAAATGCTACTAATACAATCATATTAAATAAATCTAAAACTACCTTAATTTCTGGAAAAAATGGTAATGGCAAAAGTTCCATTTCCGATGCAATTACATATGCTTTATTTGGTAAACCCTTTAGAGATATTAAATTAAACCAATTAATTAATTCTATTAATGGTAAACATTTATTAGTTACATGTGAATTTGATATTGGTAATAAACAATATAAAGTTATACGAGGTATGAAACCTGGAGTATTTGAAATATATTGTGATAATGTTTTATTAAATCAAGAAGCGGCAAATAAAGATTATCAAAAAGTTTTAGAACAACAAATCTTAAGACTTAATTATAAGACATTTACTCAAGTGGTTATTTTAGGTTCTGCGTCATTTATACCATTTATGCAGCTTAAACCTAATCAACGGAGAGAAATTGTAGAAGATATTTTAGACATTCGAATCTTCTCGGTTATGAATCAATTATTAAAAGATAGAATCACTTTAACTAAAGATGCTATCATTAAATTAGATTCAAATATTAAATTAGCCAAATCAAAAGTAGAATCTCAATCGGCGCTTATAAAGGCATTGAATACTGCAAAAACAGATACTATTAAATCATTATTAGAAAAAATATCAAATAATGATACTCAGATAAAAACGTGCCAAACAACTTCTAGTAGCTTAACTTCAGAATTACTTCATTTAAGAGAACTAATAAATGAAAAAGATTCTATCGAAGAAGGTATTCAAGATATTAATAGACAACTTCATACATATTCAGCATCGATTAATCATAATGTAACACATAAACACTTCTTCAATGATAATGATGTATGTTCAACATGCGCACAAGAAATCCCTGAAGATTATAAACTACAAGTATCTATAAATCTTCAATCTAAAATAGATGAAGAACAATCTAAAATTACTGCATTAGAAGTTGCATATCGTAATCTAAAAGAATCATTATCAAATTGCCAAAAGATTCAAAATACAATTACTGATAAGAATATAGAACTATCTACAACCAATAGTACTATTACATTATTGAATAATCAAAATACTCAACTTAGAAATGAGATTGAATCTTTATATCAAAATACTACTAATGTTGATGATGAGAAATATAAACTAAAACAACTTGCTTCTGTTACTATAGAACAAATTAATGAAAAAACATCTTTGCTTGAATTAAGATCTTTGCAAGATATCTCAAATCAATTATTAAAAGATACTGGAATTAAGACTGCTATTATTAGAGAATACTTGCCTCCGATGAATACTTTAATTAATAA